ACCGGAAGCCTCAGAATCTAGGGTGATGAGTATGATTTACTTTATACAAAACACAAGAACAAAACATAGAAACTATGGAATGTTGATTTTGATGAAAATGATTGTATGTATGGTACTGAAATAGAGTTATTAACTAATTGGCCGAATCATAATAGAGAGCAATCAGACAAGTATTCTTATTCAATGTTTGCTTGCGAATCTCGTTTTTCGGAATCTGATTTCTATCAAAGAAAATTGCTTGTTTTAGCGAATTAGATAAGGCGTAGGTTAGCGGGTGAGTGCTACGCATCTTGCCGATCAAGAACCCCCGCAGTAAGACAATCAGGGTTGCTCCTTTCCCTGGACAGGCTTACCGAAGACTGCTCGTCACGCAGAAGCCCGATTCTAACCAAATCGGGCTTTTTTTATGTCTGCAATCTTTTGAAGTCGTCAGTTTGAAGAGTTCAGCCGTTCTCGCGTGTAATCGCGGGATGAATAACGACATCTCCAGAAAATACCCTCATCTTTCGGCGCGATTGTTCAACACGCCGTTGCTGATTAGTCCGTCCAAACTCGATGCCATTCTGTACGGATTGAGTGGTCGTCTGTGCATTGATGTTCCAAAGCCCGAAGCTTATTTGCTGAATTCGCCCAAGCGCAAACCCAATGAATATGTGGTAGATCGCGGCGTCGCCATCATTGATGTGTTCGGGGTGTTGGTGCATCGTGGGGAAGTGATTAATGCGGATTCTTCTGCGATACAAAGTTACAGTGGCATCGCCACGCAATTAACCAAAGCAGCTCAAGACGGAACGGTTAAAAAGATTGTTTTGAACATCGATTCTCCGGGTGGAGAAGTATCGGGTTTGATGCAACTCGCCGATCAGATTTATCAATTACGACAAAGCAAACCTATCGAAGCGTTTGTGAATGACCTTTCCGCGAGTGCGGCGTATTGGTTGGCGAGTGCTGCCTCGTCGATTACGCTGACCGAATCCAGTCAAGTGGGTTCGATTGGGGTGGTGATGCGACATATGGACGTTTCTCATGCGCTCTCTCAGGATGGATTGAAAATCACGCATATCTACGCCGGAAAACACAAAGTCGATGGTAATCCTTATGAACCGTTGACCGAAAGCGTGAAAAACGACTTTCAGAAAGATGTTGATTATTATTACGATCTCTTTGTGAACGCGGTTGCTAAACATCGAAAGATCGATGTTCAAGTCGTTCGTGATACCGAGGCGAAGGTTTTTTGCGCTCATGAAGCCATCGCTTTGGGCTTGGCTGACCGCATAGCCAGTTCGCCTTTTTTTGTTCAATCGTTAATGGAGGTTCCAGTGGACCTTGTTGAAATGCAGGAGAAGGTGAATAGCGTTTCGGCGCTGAATGCCGATCTCCAACTCAAACTGAGCGCGGCTCAGGATGATCATGTGCGGGTAGTGACGGATTTGAGTGCGAAACTACAAGCCGAAGCCGAACAGTCCAAGGCACTGTTGGATCGCGCCAATGCCCTCGAAGCCGAACTGAATCAGTTTAAGGCCGATGTGCGACTGAATGCCGTCAAGGCGTTGTTCAGTGACCTGCATCGTGATGTCACTGACGCGGCGATTCAGCCGTATCTGGAGATGAACGACGTGACTTTTGCCGCCGTCGCGAATGATCTGCGTTCCCTGAAAGCTCCGGCGCTCAGTCCGTCGTTGTTTAAAGAAACGGCCGTGAATGGCGTTGTTCCGAATAAGAACGAAACCGAACTGGCCGCTCAGTTGTTCGCGCAAGTCGCGGGAGTGAAAGTATGACTACGTATAGCGAGTCCATTCGTCCGTATGAGGCGGTTCTCAGTGATTCGGGCAATCGCAGTTACGATGCGCTGACCATCGCCTCGGGGGCCGGTTCGCTGGTCGCCGGTTCCGTGGTCGGTGTGCTGAACAAACGCGCTGCCGCTGCGCCGATTCCAACCATCGTTGGCACCGGCACCGGTTTGATGTCGGGTCTGACCTTCGGCCCGGATGTCCAGGCCGGGAACTACATCATCACTTTGACCGCCACCTCAGCCACTGCCGCGTTTACGGTCGTCGCTCCCGATGGGACAGCGCTACCGACCGGCAATGTCGCGACCGCGTACAAGTCGAATCATCTGTCGTTCCTGATTGCGAACGGCGGGACGATGACGACGGGCGATACGTTCACTGTCACTGTCACTGTGGGCGGGACGCCCGTTCTCGTCGGTACAGGTTCGGGCACCGTCTCGGGCGTCACCCTCGGCAAGTATGCACAGAACGGCACCTACAAGGTTCGCGTGTTGGCGACTTCCGCCACGGGTGCATTCGATGTGGTCGGCCCGGATGGAAAGTCGGTCGGCGAAGGCAACATCGCCACGGCGTTCACCTCCGATCATGTCAACTTTACGCTGGCGAACGGCGGGACGATGACCCTCGGTGATTACTTCAACATCGTCGTGGTCGGTCATTCGAATCAGGGCAAGTTGTGGGATCCGACAGCGGTCGATGGCACCCAGGAAGCGGTCGGTATTATCGTCAATGCCGCCGATGCCACCTCGACCACGGCGCTGGCGAATCTGTTGGCCCGTGACGCCGAAGTGAAGTCCTCGTTGCTGACTTGGAAATCCACTGTGACGGCTGCACAAAAGGCCGAAGCGATACGCCAACTGGCCGCTCGTCAAATCATCGTGCGGAGTTAAGACTATGTTTGATATTTATCGGGATTACTTCTCCCGCGAAAACTTGATGGCGAGTATCGCCAAAGCGCCGTACATCCCCGGTCGGCTGGCCGAATACTACGAGTCCATGCCGCTGACCTCCACCGTGTTGGCGCTCGAATCCAATCCGACCAATGGCGCGTCGATTCTGGCCGGTGTTCCACGGGGCACTCCCTCGAAGGTCGAAACTCTGGAACGACGTTCCGTGTTCACCTTCCCCACGGTTCACTATCGGGCCGATGGGAATGTGTACGCCGACGAAGTGCTGAATTCGCGGGCGTATGGCGCGACGGGCGCCGCCGAGATCATCAATCAGCGTCGGGATATGCTGATGGCGCGGATGCGGCGGGACATCGACCTGACCCACGAAAGTCTGCGCTTGGCGAAAGTCCTGACTCCGACCAATGACTTCGGCACCATGCCTGCGAGTCAGCAGATTGCGTTGAACACCGACGCCACCAAGACCCGCAAGGAAATCTTGGAGAAGATCATCCTGCCGATTGAGAGTGCGCTGGACGGGATTCCCTTCACCGGGATTCAGGCGCTGTGCGGCGATGCGTTTTGGGGCAAGCTGGTCGAGAATGCCGCGATCAAAGCGACTCTGCTGAACTACAACATGGCGCAATCGCTGCGCAACGATCCTCGCGAAGCCGTGTTCTTCGGCGGCGTACTATGGGAACGCTATCGCGGCACTGGCACGGTCATCATGACCACTGGCGAAGCCCGCGTGTTTCCGACCGGCGTACCACAGATGTGGATTCAGGCGTTCGCGCCTGCCGATACGATGGATACCGTGGGTTCGGGTGCGATGGGGACTCCGTATTGGCCGCAGGCGATTCCGAGCGTGGATAATCGGCGTTGGTACATGGAAATCCAAACCAACTGCGTGATGGTTTGCACTCGGCCTACTGCCGTGCTGCAAATTACCACCGATTAATGCAGCGTTCACTTGGGCGTGGTGATCGATGAGTTATATCACCTACAATGATCTCGTCAATGCCTTCGGGGAAGGCGAGATCATTGCCCTGAGTGACCGGGATCGGGATGGTTTACAGGACGATGGCATCATCGACGAAGCCATTGCCTTTGCCGATTCGCACATTGATGGTTATTTGCGCGAGCGATACAGCGTTCCGCTCACGAACTGTCCGGCGAATCTGCAAGGCATGGCGTGTGACTTCGCTCGGTATCGACTCTATCAAGATCAACCCACCGAACTCGTGCAAAACCGATATGACGTGGGTTGCTTCTTCCTCAAGGATGTCGCTCGTGGCTTGGTGCAACTCGACACAAGTGATGCATCGGACGCGCCTGTCGCGTATTCGCAACCGACGGCGATCTTTACCCGGTTGGTGTGGTGATGGCGACGACGGTCACGTTGTATCCCCATCTGCAACGACTGATCGACGTGTTGACGACCGGATTGCAACTCGACTATCCGATTCAAGCGTTTGCACAACTCGAAGCGATCACGATTCAGGGAGCGCCGAGTGTGTGCTTGATTCCGGGGGAGGTGCAGGTTTTACAAACCATTCCAGGGGTGCGCAAGATCACGGCGTTTCGCTTGCGCCAGGAATGGACGATTGTGACGATTTTGCGAGATGCGGGCGATCAGAAAGTCACCGTCCCGCTGATTGCCCTTATCGGTGAATGGCACGCCCGAATCCTTCGCTTGCTCATGC